GATAGATGGAGTTTATTGAAGAAGCCATTTTGGCAACATCAGTACTCGCTGCTTTCTTTTACTACGGAAAGTATTTGGGTAAGAAACAACGTGTGGAAGATATTATCGAACACACCCTTGAAACTTTGGAAAAGGGTAACTATATAAAAGTGAAATATCACGGCGACACCAAAGAAAAAGAATTAATACCTCTTGACAACAAGTCATAGATTTGGTATTATAATATGTTGTTTGTGATTCGGAGGTTTGATTGATGATATTATGATTTACGCAACGATAGAAGAGGCAGTAAAAGCCGCAAAAGAAATGTGTCAAGCATTGGACACATATGTAAAAATCACCAAGTGTGAAAAAGGATATGAATTATTTGGAACTGGTGATTTTGTAATGGAGATAAAGGAATGACAAAACTATTTGGTACAGTAGCAATCGTTAGTTTAATTGGTTGTCATCCAGCACTTGCACATGATTCACAAGATCATTATAAGAGTGTGACGAAACGCATACCGACTACATATCAATCATGTGAAGTTGTAGATGTTCCTATCTATGGACAAGCAGGCGGTGGTGCCTCTGGTGCAGATGTTCTTACTGGTATCATTATTGGTGGTTTACTTGGTAAGGGTGCATCTGGTAATGATAAAGGTGCAGCTGCTGGTGCAGTGATTGGTGGTATGGTTGCCGCTGACAAAAAACAAGGTAATCAACAAATTATTGGTTATCGTCAACAACAGGTTTGTAGAGATGTAACAACCTATGATGAAAGTAGTCATACAGTCTACAGTCATTCAACTGTTACCTTTACACACGAGGGTCGAACCTATACCCTAAGATTTCAAAAATAGGTACGGTTGAGTTATATCTGCCCTTAGCTCAGCTGGATTAGAGCAACAGCCTTCTAAGCTGTGGGTCGTAGGTTCGAGTCCTACAGGGCAGGCCAACTATGAGGAAACTATGTATAAAAAAAGAAAAGATAATGAACATAAACAAGGCGGATTAACAGTTACAGTTCGTAACAATGATGTTAATGGTGCATTGAGAGTTCTCAAGAAGAGACTTATCAAGGATGGTTTATTTCAAGAACTACGAGAACGTGCCTACTTTGAGAGTAGAGGAACAAAACGTAGAAAAGCAAAAGCTGCAGCGACTCGTAGATACAAACGTAAGATGTTAAAAAGACAAGAAGAGTTAGGATATTAATAGGTGATGATATGGCACGGCGTGCAAAAATTGAGAGTGATAACACAATTCCAAAACCTCGCAAGAGAAGGAAGCCAATGTCTGCTGAACAAAAAGCAGCTGCAGCAGAACGCCTTGCCAAAGCTCGTGAAAAACGACTAAAAGAAAATCCCCCAGAATATAAATCAGTTCACCCAGACGTTCTTGCCCGTCCAGATTCAGATCCTTGGAATCACAAAAGTGTGAAGATGTGGATTAAGACGCAGAGAGAACTTCTTGCAACAGAACGCAAGAATGTTAGACAGAATGTTAAAGGTGCTATGGCTAAAATGAAATCCCATGAAGGGTATGTCCATAACATGGAGAGATACCTAAAAACTGGAATATGGTTAGATATGTTTTGGGGTGAATATCAGGAAAAGAAATGTAAGAGTGTTTGTTTGGTGATGGCATATCATCCAGACGGTACACCAAAAAGAAACATTGGAACTTGGTATCCAGACATTGGATGTGAATGGACTAGGGAAATGGAAAATGAGTAATGATAACGAACCCAGTAACATCATTAAGTTTCCTAAAAAGAATCCAAAGGTAGGAATAGTAGTTGATAATAAAGCCCACGAAATTCGTGAAAACATTATCTTTACTGAAAATTTATGTGAAGCATTAGTAGTAAATATGATACATAACATGTCAGAAAATGGTATGAATGTAGATAGTCAAACTTTTATCAGAGACACTTCTTTTTTGATAGAAGTAGTAAAGTCTACAATCTACAGAGATTTGGGTATGATACACCCACTTCAAGATTTAGTTGATACACTTACTAGTGTTACGAAAGAAGAAGGCGGTGTCGCCTATGATGTTGACTTAGAGGGAATAGCATCCCTTTTATCAAAGACAGATGAAGAGGACTAATGAGTAGCCTCTATGGTGGAACAGGTAGACACAACAGACTTAAAATCTGTCGCTTATGGCGTGCGAGTTCGAGTCTCGCTGGAGGCACCAAAATCTATTGACAACTGGTAGTTTTTGATATACTATATAATACTATGAAAAAGGTGAATACATGATACTAGTTGATATGAACCAAGTCACAATCAGTAATCTAATGATGCAGATTGGTTCTAAAAGAAAAAATGATGTTGATGAAAATCTAGTTCGTCATATGGTTCTGAACTCACTTAGAATGTATCGTTCTAGGTTTAGTGAAGAGTATGGAGAACTTGTTCTTTGTTACGATAGCAAGAAGTATTGGAGAAGAGACTACTTCCCAAACTATAAATCTAATCGTAAGAAAGACAGAGAAGCTTCAGGGTTGGATTGGAATCTAATCTTTGAAACACTCAACAACATTCGTGACGAAATCAGAGACAATTTCCCATACAAAGTTTTAGAAGTAGAAGGTGCAGAGGCAGATGATTGTATTGCTGCTATCGTTGAACATGTTTCAATAACACCTAATGCTTTTGAAAAGGTATTAGTTCTTTCTGGTGATAAGGATTTCATCCAATTACAGAAACACAGTTTTGTAAAACAATACTCGCCTGTGTTGAAGAAATTTGTAAATGGACAAGATCCTCACCTATATATTAAAGAACACATACTAAAAGGGGATAGGAGTGATGGTATTCCAAACTTCCTATCATCAGATAATACTTTTGTAGATGAGTTGCGTCAGAAGCCTCTTGCAAAAAAGAAACTGGTTACTTGGGTAGACTTAGAACCAGAGGATTTTTGTACTGAGGAAATGTTGAGAAACTATCAACGCAACAAAACTTTGATTGATTTGGATTGCATTCCAAGTGACTTGAAAGCCACAATTCTGGAAGAATTTCAGAAACCGCCAAAAGGTGAAAGATCAAAACTACTAAATTATTTTATAAAAAAGAGATTGAAAAATCTTATGAATGACATTGGAGATTTTTAATATGGCAAAGTCCACATACACGCCTCTTCTTTCTGAAGTATTGAAGAAGGTACATAATGCGAAAACTAAAGATAAGAAAGTTGCAATCTTAAAGGAACATGATTGTGATGCACTGAGGATGGTTTGTAAAGCTTCATTCGATCCTAAAATCGAATGGTTAATTCCAGAGGGAGAAGTTCCCTTCAAACCAAACGAAGCAGAAGAAGGAACAGAACATACAGTACTACGCAGAGAAGCAAGGAAACTATATCGTTTTGTAAAGGGTGGAGACAATAATCTAGCTGGGTTTAAACGTGAGAATATGTTTATCCAAATGTTAGAAGGACTTCACAAATCTGAAGCAGAGTTAGTAATTTCTGCCAAGGATAAAAAACTACACCAGACATACAAAGGATTATCAACAGCAGTTGTTAAGGAAGCGTTTGGCTGGAATGATGAATTTATGAAACAATAATAAGGAGAAGATATGAGTTTTGAATTCGATTTTACTAAGGAGCATCTTGACGAAATCATATCTGCTGATGCTGATGATTGGTACGATGCACTATGCGAACTACTACCAAAATATGGTATCACATCAGAACGCAGAGTTGCACATTTTCTAAGTCAATGTGCTCACGAGTCTGGTGGATTTAAAAGGTTAGAAGAAAATCTAAACTATAGTGCAAAGGCGCTTCGTGCAGTCTTTGGACGATACTTTGGTGATTCACCAAAAAGAGATGCAGATGAATATCATCGTCAACCAGAGATGATTGCCAACTATGTGTACATGGACGAATATCGTAAGTACAAAATGGGCAATGTCAATGAAGGTGACGGTTGGTTGTTCAGAGGCAGAGGCCTAAAACAATTAACAGGCCGTCACAACTACACGAAGTTTGGTGAAAGTGTAGGAATGAGTGCAGAAGAAGCAGCAGAATATGTTGCAACACCGTCTGGTGCAATTGAATCTGCATGTTGGTTTTGGGATACAAATAATCTTAATGATATTGCTGATACAGATAATGTTGTGAAAATGACAAAGAAAATCAATGGTGGTAATATCGGATTAGAGGATAGACAAAAACGATATTCTCATGCAATGGAAGTACTAGGCATGAGTGTAGAGGATTTAGGTGCAGACGATAGTTCTGTAGAAGATATCCTTGATGATATTGGTGTCCTACGAAAAGGTGCAAAGGGTGAAGGTGTCAAACTTATGCAAGAAGCATTAGGCATCAGTGCAGATGGTGACTTTGGGCCAGGCACAGAACGTGCATTAAAAGAATGGCAGTCAGCAAATGGACTCGTTGCAGATGGTGTTGCTGGCCCTGCTACCTTTGAGAAACTTTTTTAGAAAAGTTATTGACTCTATAGTAGCTTAGTGGTATTATAGAATCATTGGTGAGGGGCAACCGTCCTTTCTCTCTCAACTCTCTCAATAGAGTTGCTCCTCACCAAACCTAAGCGGATGTCGTATAATGGCATTACCTTAGATTTCCAATCTAATGACGAAGGTTCGATTCCTTCCATCCGCTCCAAATTATTTCCGAAGTTCTTGATTTTCAAGAACTTTTTTTTTGGTTTTGCTGTTGACTTTTGTTATGATAACAAGTATACTGTAAGTATAGTGATTCGGAGGTTTTATGAATTACATTGAAATAAACGGTGGTAACAAATACCAAAAGAAAGTTGCTTATGTTGTCATTGAACAGATGATTAAAGCTCTTATGCCTCGTATGAGAACTTTAGAAATCACTGTCAATATTCGTAAGTTTACTGACGATGCAATTGGATATTGCATGATGGAAGATACTAATCGTGAGTTTGAGATTGAGGTTAGTAAGGACTTATCCTTGAAAGATTTTGTCACTGCATTGTGTCACGAAATGGTACATGCAAAACAGTACGCTCGTAATGAGATGAGTGGTGATGTTACTGACAGACATTGGAAAAAGTCTAGTGTTGCAGACTCAGTTAGTTATTGGGATTTGCCTTGGGAGAAAGAGGCATATCGAATGGAAGATAAACTGGCTCAAATGGTTTGGGAGTCAAACTTATTATAGCTGTTGACAATAAACGAATCGTCAGTTATAATTAGTATGTAGAATGAAAAGAGAGGAAATATTATGACACAAGTAGCAGTTATTCACTCAGCGTTTGAAGAAACACCACATACAGTTGCGTTTGTAGAAGTTGGTGATCGTACAGGTACAGAAGCGCTTGAGTATGCGTATCGTTGGACAAACAATGTAATGGGTTCTTGGAGTATCAAAGAAGAGTTCTTTAGTGATGGTGAACCAAACGGTGACTACAATCCTGATGTTACAGTAATGGCACCTTTACATGAAGGTGGTATGGGTTTGCGTTCAACAAGTATGAACGATCAAATGTTGATGGGTACTAAGAAGTACAAAGTTGCAATGATGGGATTTGAGGAGATTAAATAATGGGAGCAGTTAAAAACTACATGATGGATATTGAGGAAGAGATTTTCTCAATTGAAGGAATTGAAGAAAAATTCAGTGAAGCTGAACATGTTTCTGAAGTTCAGACATTTGTGATT